ACTTTGCTACCTACGCCAGCAGGGGAGCCTGTGCTTGTAATAGAACTAACAGTCCCGTTAGCATTCACAACAACAGCCTTACCATTGGGCAACGCACCACTGGCAATGGCGTTCAGCTTCCGTGCTTGTGTGCTGGGTGTACCAATGGTGCGCATATGATTATTCTCCGTCTTCTGCTTTTGGGTCTACCCAATCAGGGTTTGCTGACCACGTTGTGCCATCAAGTTTATACTTGTTGCCTGTCCAATCAGAGGGGGCGTTGGTCACGTTCTCTTTGATCGTAGCATTACCACTGTTCATATCACCAATGATGAACTGTGCAGGGTCTCCTACAGTGATGTTGTCAGCCGTGGCTGTGATTGCCACATCATCAGCAAGCAAATACTTACTTAACTTTGTTGATGTTTCAACGATGGTCTTCATCAGATTATCCTTTCACGATGAGTTTAGTAGCCGACACGGCAGTGCCAGCAAGTACAGATGGATCGGCAGGGGTTGTACCCAACGTGCCGTCAGTTTGAACATAGTAATCCTGCCCAGCAGTTAGACCCGACTGTGCGTCATTGATAGAGCAACCCGTCTGGACAACAGCAGATGTTCCATTAGCAGCAGCGCCCTTGGCAATGCCGATGTAGTTTTCGGAGGTGAGGTTGGTGGCGTTATATTGATTTTGGAATACCACAGACGTTCCCAAACTTGAATTACCACCGTCTCCATAAGCTATCACAACTTTTTTAGCGTCAGTGTCAGTTGCAAGAGTAAAGTAAAAACTGTTAGCCGACTCGAAAACAACAGAAGAACCAAAGCTGATCGACGTGCCACTTACTATTCCCACATTTAGAGTTCCATAGTAGCTGCCGTTGTAGTCTCTGTATGCCGCAACTACCTTGCCTGCTACACTGTCGTAAGTAGCTGACAAAAAGTCAAAACCACCACTTGAAAACTCGGTGCTAGACCCAAAGCTAATGGACGTGCCACTCACTGTTCCAACAATGCCTGTCGCACGATCTGAGTTATTTCCATCTCCATATAAAACTACTATTTTTTGAGCCTTACTATCATAAACGGCATTTATATAACCTGCGTTTGAGGCCTCAAAAACAACTTCTGCGCCGAAGCTAATAGACGTTCCACTAACTGTGCCAACAATAGCTGTGCCGTAGTTGGAGTTGCCAATGTCGTTGTACGTTATGACAACCTTTTGAGCATTGGCGTCATAAGCAGCAGATATATAAATAGAGTGTCCGTTGTTAAATAACGTAGGCGATCCAAAGCTAATTGATGTGCCGCTTACTGTGCCAACTACAGCCGTTCCATAATTAGAGTTATTGACGTCTCTATAAGCTATAACAACTTTTTGAGCATTGGCGTCATAAACAGCGGATATATAGTCAGATGTCGCTGTTTCAAAGACAGCAGGGCTGCCAAAACTAATGGAGTTTCCACTTACAGTTCCGACAATCGCTGTGCCATACTGAGAGTTGCCGTAGTCTCTATAAGCTATAACAACTTTTTGAGCGTTGGCATCATAAACCATTGAAATATTATATGTACTTGCGCTTTCAAAGACAACCGGACTACCAAAGCTAATCGTCATGCCGTTTACGGTTCCAACTACTGCATATCCATAGTTTGAACCGGAGTTTTGTCTGTATGCTACAATAATTTTTTGAGTATTAGGGTCATAAACACTTGAAGAGACATTCATTGGAACGCTAAGAAAGGTAGCGGGAGTTCCTAGTGTTTGACTGCCACTTTCTGAAGTAATAACACTCACAGTACCATCAGCATTAACAATAACAGGTTTGCCGTTGGGCAGTGTACCACTGGCAACAGCCCGTACTTCACCATCTACAGGTGTGTTGCCTATGGTACGCATTAGCTGATCTCTTCGTAACTTACGATGACTTCCAAGTCGTTTGCTGTGCCGGCAGTTGCTGTGATCGAGCGATCTTCCTCAAGGTAAATCGCTGTGTTCTTATCCAAAGCAATCAAGGATGAGTCGCCTGCAACCGATGCAGTAGCAATGAGCGAGTATGCTGTGCCGCCCCCAGAGGCTGCGTTGTGTACGTCAATCGTAACGTCACAAGCGTTTGTGCCATCGACGTTAGCCACTTGGATCATATTGACCTTAAAGACCTTGCCAGATGATGCAGCGTTGCTGACCAGCGTGGTTGCGGATGTTGAACTTAAAGCCACCAGAGCCGATTTGGCAGTGATAGTGGCTACATTTACTACGTTTGGGGCGGCCATGGTTTTCTCCTATTAACCGAATACAATCGCCATCGCGATAGCTTTTCCTGTTGATGCCGCTGCGTCAGCCTTGTCTTCGACAGTCTTTAATGTCGTGTCAAGATCGTCCCAGTTGCCATTTAGATAACCACCCCAAGCGTCTTCGTCGCCGCCTACGGTTGGCTTATTCCAAGAATAGTTTGTCGTTGTCGTAGGCATTACGCGGCCCTCTCTAAGTAATCTGCCTCTGTCCATGTATTACTTGGATTTGGCGATGCTGTCCATGTTGTCGTAGGATCGTCTGCGTCAAGCCACTTATAGCGAGACAGAACATTAACTGTCAGGCTCAAATTGTCTGTCGCAGACATTAGTCTAACGCGATTATAGCTTATATTTACGCTAGATGATAGTGCCACGTCTACGCGACCCACAACGTCAATAACTCCGTTAGACGTAGCAGTAGATGTCAGGGTAACATTTGACGCGGCATTTGCAATCCGCTGGCCAGAACTTGCCACGTTGCAAACAAGGTTAATGGCCGCAGCGCCTTCCTCGACGCTGTGATTTTCGCCATAAATGTACGAGCCGTAAGTGTTTAAGCCGTAACCCGGTCTAAAGCCGGGAACTTCTGGATACTCAACCGCCACCGCCACTATAATGCCTTGGCAAACTATATTAGCCGCAGCGGTTCTAACCTTAATAGACGTAGCCGATGCTGACGAAGTGCAAGATGTAGACGCCGCGCCGCCAATAACTCTATTGCCGCTTGCAGTAACGCTGGTTGCACACGCCGCACTTGACGCGCCTATTATGACTTGCTGCAATAGAGCGGATGTTGCACAGGCTATTGCCGCAGTCGATGCAGCGTTGCGCACGTTAACGGCCTCAGACGATACCGCACAGGCCAATGATACACTAGCTGACGCATCGACTATAGAGCCAGATAAACCATAAATATCCTGACCATAAAAAGCATCACCGTAATTTGCGCGGTAGACGGTCATTAGGCTAACGTAATGTCCAGATCACCTGTTGGGATACGGAACACATCTCCATCGTTAATTGCTTTGGCAACAGTCAAGGCACTATGAACAATCATGTCACCGCTGCTTGATGCAGTCATAACCGCCATATGCGTAATAGTACCCCAATTTCCGCCATTCGCGGCAGGGAACTCTACAGCCGCTGAATTGGTAGCAAGATCGTTTGACACGGTAAAACTGACAGCCGTCCTTGCGTAACCGTTTCCAGACACCTCATTGGCTGTTGAGCCGCTGTCCGTTGGGTCGGCTGTAAAAAGTCCAACATACCAAGCGGTCGGCCTCGTTACGCTGGTCGCAGTAAACACATAGTTTAAAACGTGTGTTTCGTAAGTGTTAGTAAAAGACATGGATTTCTCCGTTAGATATATCTGGCGCGATCATACACCAATGTGAATTTAATAGCCAGACGTCCGCATTCGGAGGCCAGAGCCGGCGGATCTTGTTTCGTCAGACGACTTTTGGAGCGACTGTATCGCGTTTGAGTAGAGCGACGCCCACACCTGCGTCCGGGCGTCATCGTTTAGGTACGGGGCCGATTGCACCAAGGCGCCGTATAGGTAGGCGTCTGGGGCGTCCTGCAAGAGCCAGTTGTATGTGTTAGTGGCGCTCAGCGCCGGGGTCTTGCCGAAATACATCAGCTGCATCTGGTATTCGGTGTCTGGCGTTGGGAACACCTCGATCTCGTGGCCCACGTTAGCGTAGAGGCGAGGGCGGCCGCTCTGATCGTTGTTCTGCTGACGCAGCTGGGCTAAGTCGTCGATTGACGTGGCCTCGATGCGGAACGTGTTGCCAGACGTGATTGTGAAACGCATTGTCTGCACCCAGTCTTCCGGCACTTGCACATAGCGGCTATCGAGCGTCGCGTCGGCGCGCTGCACCATCTTGTAGTGCCGCAAGTCGCGGTCAATGCTGCTCTCGGCCAACGCTATAAAGTCTGGTATGACCGCCGTCAGGTCGTCCCGGTTCAGCCAGCTGGCGATGGATGCCTTGAGCTCGTCATACGTTGTGATCGCCATTACAGTGTACCTTCTCGCGTGCGAAACGCCCGGTTCTCGGACTGGTTGAGCCACTTGCGTAGCGCCTTGGGATCGTCAGCGATCCCCTGCTTCTTGAGCTCATAATACACGGAAAGCGGGATGGAGGCCACCTTGGCGTGCTCTCCGAACTTACCCGACACGTCGTTGTACGAGCGCTTGTTTGCTTCGATAATCTTTGTGCTGTCCTGCACGGTCTCAATGACATATTCGCCATTGCTCTTGACGTGCCAGAACTTCGTAATCCCTGTCGCCTCGTCGCGGCTAAAAAGTCTTTTCATCTTACCCTCCAGAGTAATGGGGCGACCGAAGCCGCCCCACAATACTTACGATACGTTCAAGTCAGCGATCAGGCCGTGGGCCTTTTCGTTGGATACCTTGAGGCCGGTCTCGCAGATGAGCATTGATTTCTCTGCATCGCCAGTGCGGGCAAGATCTACCTTCTGGATTGGACGCAGAGTTGCGATTGATGCAAACTCGGTATCGAGGCACCATGCGTCTCTTTCGCGAGAAAACCTATTGGGAACAACGGTTAAGGCGCCAAAATCTGACAGATAAACGTCAGCTGCACCGATGATGGTTGTTGGCCCATCATTTGGTGCTTGATAGCGTTGAGCCGCAATGCCTGCAAAGCCGGACACGACTGTCTTGTTGTACGGTCCAACCATCAACATGGATGGGTTGCCGCCGGCGGTGTATGCTTTCTGCATAACGTCCTTCAGCATGGCTTCCGTGAAGTCACGCT